CCGTCTTGTAGGTATCCGCCCGTACAATGCTATTGCGTTCTCTGGTCCGATTGCTGTCTTTGTCAGCGTTTTCCTTATCTACCCTCTCGGGCAATCTAGTTGGTTCTTTGCCCCCTCGTTCGGTGTTGCGGCGATCTTCAGGTTCCTGTTGTTCCTCCAAGGTTTCCACAACTGGACACTCAACCCCTTCCATATGATGGGAGTTGCTGGTATCCTGGGTGGAGCATTGCTCTCAGCAATCCATGGTGTCACTGTAGAAAATACTCTTTATGAAGATGGCGAACAAGCAAACACGTTCAAAGCATTCGACACAACACAAGAAGAAGAAACCTATTCGATGGTCACTGCGAACAGATTCTGGTCACAGATCTTCGGAATTGCGTTTAGCAATAAGCGTTGGCTCCATTTCTTCATGCTGTTTGTTCCTGTTATGGGTCTTTGGACCTCTTCCATTGGCATTATTGGTCTTGCTCTTAACCTTCGTGCTTATGACTTTGTAAGTCAAGAAGTGAGAGCAGCAGAAGATCCTGAGTTCGAGACGTTCTATACCAAGAACATCCTATTGAATGAAGGTCTACGTGCCTGGATGGCACCAGTGGATCAACCACACGAATCGTTCGTGTTCCCTGAAGAAGTCTTACCAAGAGGTAATGCTCTCTGATATGTGGAGACTGTGGTGTTATGCACTCGGAAAAAAAGAAGGAAGATCCAAACAAGATGCGGATTACATTGCTATCATACGCACTGTTATACTTCTCACTTATTTTGTCACTAACTGTTTCATTGTCGCGGGGGTAATCAGGCATTGGAATCCATTGCCAGAATCACCTAAGACATGTTATAATCAGAGGGTCTAAAGACCCTCTTTTTTTATGTTCAAATATTTGTTATCAGGTATTTTACTTGCCACACCAGCAATGGCAGAACCAACAAAGGGATATTACACCATGGATGCTCTGGGGTGTATGATCTTACAAGAGTGTACAGATGATATCGTTCAACTCTGGGGTGCTGATCAATTGGAAGAGATGTTCCCACATTATGATTGGAATCTGGTCAAGGATGAATTTGCTCGCATGTTGAATGCTCTTAGTCATGTTGGCGTTAAAGTATATCTTGCACCTGAAAAATATTTTCCCGTTGGTCATCGTGGTGTCTACCATACTGTAAGTAACACCTTCTATCTCAATAAAAGATACGTGCATCGTCCTAATGTGATGATGACCGTCATGCGTCACGAAGGGTGGCACGCTGCACAAGACTGCATGGCAGGTAGCATCAAGAATAGCATGATTGCTATTATCAAACCTGAAGAAGATGTGCCACTATTATGGCGTGATATGACAGAGCGTTCCTACCCTGCCTCAGCGGTCCCCTGGGAGGCAGAAGCGACCTGGGCGGGTAAGACAGGGGGAATGACCATGAAGGCGCTTGAGGCGTGTGCTGAGGGCGAGATGTGGAAGAAATACCCACCCACTCCCATGACTAGGGCATGGTTGGAAGAAAATGGATACATTACTAAATAAACGGAGTTGACTTTATCTAATGGCACACACTTGTAAACTTTATACTAAAGAACAAACCGCCGAGTGGTTTGATAAGGCAAACAAATTGGGGTGGAAAGAAGATCCTCAAAATAAATTTATGTCTTTAGATCTAAATGCTAAAGAGGAAAAACTCAGATCATATACTAACTATGCATATGGATCTTTGAATTCAAATAAAACTTATGGATCACTAGTTGTTCCACGTAGAACTAGTATCCCTATTGTTTATGTTTCTAAAGAGGGTAACTCCTCCTGGACCTTTCATAGGGATGATTCTTATACAGAGAGTATGACTAGAGAATACTCTATTGTTCTCGCTATGAACGCTCCAGAAGAATATGATGATGGTGAGATTGTAGTTAGAAGTGGTGGAGCAGAAGTTAATTACAAACTTCCTGTTGGTATGGCACTAGTTGTTCCTTCAACTTCTTACTTGAAATTCAGATCAGTAACAAAAGGACAAAGAATCATTTGTCGTTGGTCTATTGAAAGTTACATCAAAGACCATGATTATTTCAACATCAACTTCCAGTATAATCAAATGTATGATGCTCTAAGTGATGGTCTTTCTGAACCTGCTGACGAGATGTTTGCAGTTACAAATAATATGCTTCTGAACAAGGTGGCAAGTTTTGACCTTGACGATGCTAAATAATTGACAACTTGCAGATCACCTGCTAAAATCAAACTCCCTTCGGTACTATCATGTCTTCTAACATCAAGGACGTACTTATAAAGGAATTACTCTTTCTTCTTTACGTCAACTCAGAACTAGACTCTGAAGTTTTAGAGGCTAGGTATGAGCAGGGTTATTATCACATGCTTAGTATCGATGATCTTAGACATAAAATTTCATTAATTCAGGAGAGCGTTTCCGATGTATATGTTCACGATTTTCAGTAAGGCAGGATGTCCTTATTGTGATAGAACAAAAGAGGTGATGCACAAACTAAACCTAAGATATACTGCTTACGAATTGGAAAGGGGAGACTATACCAAGGATGAATTCTTTGAAAGGTTTGGACCTGGAGCTACTTTTCCTAGAGTAATATATACTGAGTATATCAAAGGTACTGATGGTGAACCTACAGAACACAATCAGATTGTGGGTGGAATGCAAGAGACAATCAAGTTTCTAAAATCAAAGAACTACATTTGAGAACAATTATGGAAACAGACATTTACTATCTCGTAGAACGAGCAGTAGATGTAGCCTTTACTCAAGATAAGTATTTGCTGAATTTTTATCAGCTTCTGAAACTTAATAAGTACACCAAGAAACAAACAACTGAGTTTATTGAATCATCAACTGCTGCTAGTATTACTAGCATTGCTGAAGAGTTGACAGTATACCTTGAAAAAGGTATGAAAGATACTACAATTGGTCCTGCATATCATTATCTTGGTAAACCAAAAGCCAGAAAGATAAGAGACTACCTCTACAAAATTATAGAAGATGCCGTTCAATACGAAAAAGAAAGGAGACCAGGAAGGAAGAAAGGGTCTAAAAACAAAAAAAGAAAATACACCTCTAAATAAAGGTGTAGAGATGATGTTATCAAAACGAGACAAACCAGAAAAGAAAAAAACTTTTGAACTGGAATTTGGAATGAAAATTTTCAAGAAAAAACTATCATTTCATTTCTCGTTTGATATTGAATAAAGAATAAAGGAGGGAGAGAGATGCTAACAGCAGCAATCTTAGTTTTCGCTACACTGTTTAGTTTAGGAGCATTTGTCGTTGGTTTAGTTGTAGGTTGGATGAGTAATTTATACTATCATGAGAATCTAGAACAACAAGCAGCAAGACAACTCACTCACCCAGAATTTTATGACTCTGAAGGAAACGTAATTGAAAATCAAGTCCTCACTCTAAGATTTGAAAGTGACGACGAATATTATGATGATTGACCTATATTAGGTTGAATGTTATACTGTAAACAATTGAATTGGAGAATTATCAATGCCTGCCACACGAAAAGATTTGCCTGTTGAGGAACTTCTAATTTCTGAAGTTCTTCAAAAGGTTTCTAATGCAAAAACAAAGAAGGAAAAGGTTGCACTTCTGCAGAAGTTTAATACTCAAGCACTTCGTTCTCTTCTCATCTGGAATTTTGATGAGAGTGTCAAGTCTGCTATCCCTAGCGGTGAAGTACCATTCAGACCAAATGATGCACCAAAAGGAACCGAACACACTCGTTTGCTGAAAGAACATCGTAACCTGTTCCGTTTTGTGAAGGGTGGCGATAATAGTCTGAAGCAAATGAGACGTGAGCAACTGTTCATTCAGATGTTAGAAGGTCTACATGCTGAAGAGGCAGAACTTATCTGTCTGGTAAAGGACAAGTCCCTACAAGATAAGTATCGTGTAACTAAAGCAGTTGTAGAAGAAGCATTTCCACAAATTAATTGGGGCGGTAGGTCATGAGTAAAAAAAGAGTAGAAGTATACGAAGCACTGGAAAAAGTATCTAGAGCACGTAAAGATGAAACTAAGTTGAAGAACTTGGAAAAGTATAGGAGTGGAGCACTGCTTACTCTACTTCTCCTCAACTATCATTCAGCAATGAAACTAGTTGAGTTTGATCCAATCGCTCATCTAGAAACTGAAAACCCACCATCGTCTTTGCATGATGAGTATGGAAAACTGGGAACAGTTACTGAAGGTGGCGGTAAAATGAAGGGTACAAATGAAGAGTGCCGTCAACGTTACTGCGAAATTCTATCTGCAATTCATAAAGAAGATGCAGAGAATGTTGTACTTGCAGCAGAAGGTAAACTCTCTGATAAGTATCGTATCAGTCTAGATCTAATCAAAAAAGCATATCCAGACCTATCTTGGGAATGATTAATGAAACCATGGAACAAATCTGAATTTGAGAGTGCAAAGAAAAAGTATTCTTGTCATATTTTATTCGTAGACGCTGCTGAGCATCAATATAAGGACAAAAGTCTTCCGACAGATTGTAGGTTGATTACCTATGAACTGGAAGGAAAAACTTATACTGATGCTGTTCGTTGTAAAAAAATGGCAGATCTATTTGATTGTTATTATGATAAGTTTGGTCCAAATGTAATTAAACGTATCACCTTAGGATACGGAACAATAAATCCACGATTATGGCAACCATCTAAATGAAACACATTCTCTTCACTCTGTATGAGTGTGATGTTGAACTACTTGATGACAGAATGTACATTGAGAACATGATGTTTGAAGCAGCAACCGCTTCAAACGCTACGTTTTTGAATACTGTTTCTCATAAGTTTGAACCACAGGGAGTGACCGCAGTCACTCTACTAGCAGAAAGTCATATTAGTATTCACACTTGGCCAGAGGAAGGAATGGCAGTGTGTGATATATTTACTTGTGGTGATGCAGAACCTAGTTTGGGATATAATTATATGGTACAAGCATTGAAGTCACAACGACAGGTGCATCATGAATATGAAAGACCATTTACTTGAGCAAAATTCGATTTTTGGTTACAAAAATGGCGGAAAAAAAATTCCGCCATTTTTTTGTTTGTAGGGTTTTGTATCAAATTATACAGTTGTCATCTCATAAATAGTATGGTATAATAATACCATCGTTCATCCCATTCG